TATCAAGTTCTGTATCAGCTTGCATCTTCTGAGCTTTAGCTTGAGCTTCTTGTTCTTTGATTGCTAATTCACGTTGTTGAATTTGTGTTAATGGATCTTGTGCAGCTGCTGCAGCTTCTTGCTGTGCAATCTCTGTTTGATTTTTCTGTAGTAATTGCTCTGAAGCACGTGCTACTAATCTTGAAACTTCAATTTCTGCGTCTTCAGGTAATACTTCATTTGGTGTTGGTAATGGAACACCTAATTGTTCTTCGATTTGTTTTCTATATTCAAACGCTAAATGTTCTGCAATATGAGCTTCCATAGCTGCTTGCACTACACCAGCGTTAGGGCTTTGTCCAACAAGCTGTCTAATCTTAGGATCATTCATAAAGTTCATGTGTACATCTAAGTGAGCTTGATGGTCTTGATAGATAAACGCTTTAACGGGTTTGCTATTTAAGATGTTCATGTTTTCTGAAACAGGATCTGCAGGTTTCATATCATCTTTATTAGGAATTAGTTTGTCTGCATTCTTAACACCTAATACATCTAACATTTGTTTGTTCAACTCAACCATATCATAAATGTCTGGGTTAGCTTGTGCTAGCTGCATGACTGCTTGATACTGCACAACCTTCTGTGACATAGTGGCTGCATTCGGATCAGATACAGGAATAACTTCAACCATATCGTAATCAGATTTTTTAACATACTCATCACCTTGATCCGGTTCGTATGAATATTCTTCATCGGTATAATCACGAATAATGTTTTTTAAGAGTCTAAACTCTTGTTTCATTGCATAATGAATACGTGCTTGAACGGCACTCATTACTTTTAAAGTTCTTTCTAATATCGCTAATGTTGTTCCTACAGGAGAATTAGCAGACATGTCTGATACTTTTAAATCAGCTGCTGATGCAAATCTTCTACCTTCTTCAATAATCTGAATCATCAACTGATTTAAAACTTGACTTGGTTCTTTATAAGGTAGCGGTAAGATGTTATCTCTAATTGTGCCTGATGGTACATCGACATCACGGAACTCAGCTGGAGCGATAGGAGTATCATCTCCTTTAATTCGTAAACCCCGTGACTTAAAGCCACCAGGTAAATTAGATAGTGTACCTGCATCAACTAACTGACGTAGGATCATTGTGCCTGATTTTGCAAACGCACCAATTAAATGAATTAAACCAAAACAGTAAAATCCAAATCCTGGAACGTAGCCATAGTGCACAAAGTGTTGACGCTTCTGACGAGTCTCATCATCTGGATTCCAGTTACGTCTAATCGATAATATAGTTTGTGTTGAACGCTCAATAGTTACAACATATGGAAGAGCAATGCCGGTTTTTTCTCCATCGTCTTCATCTTCATAACCTTCTAAATCTAAATCAACATGCATCTCAAGAAGTTTGAATCTGTTATCTGTCGTTGCATTGAATCCCATCTTCTCTGCAATTTTCTTTTCAACTTCTTCTAATTCATGTGATGGCTCACCTAATTCAACATCGCGATAAAAACCAGCCACTTGTAATTTGCGTAACTCGTTCTTGGTCTTACGCATCACATGAGTGACACGCTCTGCCGATTCTAAATCTGATGCTCCGTAAGGAACAACAAGGTCTTCGGCAGGTATATACATTGACACCTGTCTTTCAAGGCTTGGGTCATAATAGACTTTTTTAAATGCGTTACCTGCTAATCCGAGACCCCAAAGCATTCTTTCGTGTTCAGGACGATACTCTGTCATTACGTCTGTAAGTTGGTAGTTCATGTCCTCTTTTACACGATTGGCCGCTTCTTCTTTAGCTTTAGTTAACTTTCCTATGATTTGCGTTTTTACGGGCCCCGATGCTGGGAATGTCTCCGTCATGGTTTCAGCTTGGAACTTCACTAAAGTCTCGGTTAATAGAGGGTGATAAACATTACATGCACCTTCCCAGGGTTCAGTTCTATCTTCCAACTTCAACCCTAATAAATCTAAACCATCTACATAGGTATCTAACCAATCACGTCGTGCGGTTAGGTCACCTTCATAATCTTCTAATAAATCACTAGCCAAATTCTGAAGTAAATCATCATTCAACTCTTCAGCTAAGTTTGCATTGAACTCATCCTCTTCCATCTCATCTGGATCAATTTCTATTTCAAGTCCACCCATTTTGATACTTACTTCTTCTGGGTCTTCAATTTCAATCTCAACATCTGGCTCCATGTTAGCCATTTTAGCCATCATGTCATCTATGCCTTGAGGTGCTTGAGATAAACTTTTATCAATATCATTCGCTGCCATTATATGTTCCTAGTATTTTTTTAAATTGTATAATCACTAAGTTAACTAAGACTAACAAGATAATATTAAGTATCTTGAGGGCTCTCCACGTAGTTAACAAAGTTAACATCGTTAACTTCAGTATAAAATGCAAACTCTGTAATGCAAAATTATAGAGCATAAAGTCTCTTTTGCCCAGAACTTCTGAAACCGGGTATATCGTCTGGCTCATCGGACGGCAACTTAATGAAACCGCCTTGCCTAAATCGTAACAAAGCCAATGTGGTTGCGTCTACTAAGTCATCGTTCTGACCTGAAGGAAAATCGTTACACTCCTCGATCACTTCGTGAGCCCATCGTTTATCTGGAGCCCATACGATCCCACTATGGAAAAGATCTGAAACTGCGTTAACTCTGCTGATCTTATCTTGTCCCTTACCTGGTGTAAACTCACCAACCGGCACACCCATCCTTCTCATCTCCTGATAAAGTGCTGCTCCGTTGGATTTCTTTTCTACAATAAACACGTCTGGCTCCCAATCTTTGTACTCTTCCATCACCATAGCCTTCAATTCTGGGAATTCTAAGCGTTTTTTAATTGCATTTAAAAGTATTATATTATAATTATTGACTTCTTCGTTATAAAATACGCCCCAAGTCAACAAAGCATTGTAATCTGCCCGATTATTTGCCTCTTGAGCCGCATCTAACGACATAATTATGAAGTCGCAAGGTGGAGGGGTCTCTTTTTCCCAGATATTCCACCATTCTCTCTTAATTAGTGCACCTTCTTCACTTGTTGGATTCTGTAAATACTGTGCATTCCAATATCTTACATCTAAAGCTGCACGTCTAGACTGTAATTCCTCTAATGACCAAAACTCTGGCCAAAGTGGAACTTCTTCACCGTCTTTATTTTCTAATATTGCAGGAAATTCTACAACTTCCCAATCATCCACATCATCATTCTTAATCATTTGATTAACAATCTGACCTGTTAAATCTAATTTTGACCAACGAGTCATAACTACAATAATCGCACCACCAGGCATCAAACGTTGTAGCGGTCCTGATTGAAACCATTCCCATGCTGGTAAGAATACGTCTGATTTACCCAGCTTTGCATCTTGCTCCGAGTGAGGATCGTCGATGATAAACAAGTCAGCACCACGACCAGCAAGAGCACCACCAACACCAATCGCAAAATACTCCCCGTTATAGTTGGTTCCCCATCTGGATGCTGATTTAGAATCTGATTGCAACGTAACTTCTGGAAAAATATCTTTGTATGCTTCTGAACCCACAAGGTTACGCACTCGACGACCGAAATTAACTGCAAGGTCAGCTGTATGCGATGCCATGATAACCTTCTTATGCGGGTGCTTACCCAAAAACCACGCGGGTGCGAGGTACGAGATGAGTTCGCTCTTTCCATGTCGAGGAGCAATATTAACAATAATGCGTTTTTTCTTTCCGTTAGCGATATCTTCAAAGAGTTGAGCCAGGCGCCGATGATGTTCTCCAATAATATAATTAGGATATACGTGTTTAATAAAATCTAAAAAGTTATTTTGGCTATGTTCTACATTTTTAATTTCTTCTAAGGTAGCAAGCATTTGATGCAACTCAAGTTGCTCTTGCTTTGGTAATAATGAAATATTTTCTAAAGCAAGTTTTAGTTCTTCAGGAGTAAACCCCTTTATATCTAAACTCATTCTTCACTTTCTTCAGAATCTACAGAGCCCATTTCTCCTTCTATATCATTAATAGAAGCTTCAATGGTTTTACCCTTAGTAATTAGTTTAGCTAATTTATTTCTAATTTGTGTTTCTAGATCTTCAGGTGATGCATGCTTAACTACTACTTCAGTTTTTTCACTAAACAAACCAACATCTGATATTTTACCTAATAACTCTAGTGCTTTTAGTCTATGTCTAGCGTCAGTATGACCTGTATCTTCAATTAATTTATTAGTTATAAAACGTCTTAACTGAACTGCTTCTTCTACAACCTGTTGATCATAGTCATTGAGCATTTTATATAGATGCTGAACAGTAGCAGGTGTTTCTAATGTCTTAGTTGTGATCTTATTTAGACCAGGATTTTCTTCAAGATCAGTAAATGCTTTAAATAAATGCTCAGCATCTATCTTTTCTTGTGTACTTATAGGTATTTCTGCGCCACCATCAAGCAAAACTTTAGCGGTTTTAGATGCAACTTCTACTTTTTTCTTAAAAGTCGTAGGTGATTCTGACTCAAAGTCATCTGGTAACGGTTTATCAGTCTCTGGTGTAACTGAAATTGGCATATTTGCCTCCATATTTTTTGCGAACTAGCGTTGTTGACCCCAATATATATTAAATTGTTTCAAAAATCAACATCATGGGAGTATAATTGAAAGCTAGTTCTTATACAAGGAGAACGTATGCTAGAATATATACTAATTTTATACTTAGATGACAGTCGAGAGTATATTGGCAACTTCGAATCGTGCGCACACGCAACACAGTACTTTGAACAGTGTGTAAAAGGAGATCTTAAATCGTGGTCAACAGCGTGTTTACATCAGGACTATGTCCAACTTCCAGAGAACTTCATCCCCAAGCACCCCAAATGCAAATAGATTGGAAAGAGTTAGAGTTTGGTCCAATTAATCTTTGGACACTTGGAAAGGCTTGGTCTTGAGTCTGCTTACGGACGAAAACCTCAAACTCTTATATAAGACTTTCTGTCGTATGGAACCGTTTGATAAACTCGACATGCCTCATGCACATCAAATCAAACTTAAAGTTACTAGACG